AGAGGGAAGATTACTAAGGTAAGAGATGAACATTGTGAACTGAATGGTGAGGCTTTTAAACTGAATTGGAATCGAGAACAAGTTATGTTTGAAAGAGGGGCGGTTATTGTTAATGAGAAAATGCACTGTATCTCTGCATCTGAAAAATGGGAGATTGCTTTAATTAAAGAGTTCTTTGTGTACGCTAAAGAACAAGATTTTGATCGTAAGTATATGTGGAATTTCTTGGAGAGTTCAAAAGGTTGGATGCCCACTACTTATAACATTAATAATAAACTAACTCGCTATTTAAAGACTATGACAAAATGGGGGTATATCACAAAATCACAACATGGTCTTTATTCATTTAACCATGAAGAATGTGGTTAAATAACCATAAAACCCTATATGCCTAAAATATGGTTATTTGGTTATTTGATGGTTTTATGTAAAAAGTTTTGTCGAGGAATATAACCATATAACCACTATATATGATATGGGGTTATTTAGTTAACAGGAAAAAAGGAAAGCTATGTTTTTTACAGGTTTAAAATTATGTCATAACTGCGGAGTTTATGAAGTAAGTGGAGTTAGAAAACTAAAAAATAAGAAATTTTATAAGCAATTTAATTTACACTTTTGGTCAAATATACCTAAGTATGGATTGCAAAAAGAACTGTGTCCTAAATGCAATCCTGATCCAATATGTGATCGCTTAGTGGAGCATTATGGTTAGTCTTTATCCTCCCAAGTATCGCAATGCTCTAAACACTCTGAACAAATATCGGTATCATCATATACTTTTGCACCGCAACATTCTGATCTATTCATTATTTAACTCCTGTTTGTAGTTTTCAAATTCTATATGATATGGTTCTAATTCATTACCTTCTTTATCCTCGTAACCATTAAAGTAAATCTGTAATGAGCAAAGTAACTGCCCACCCTCTCCGCATACTTGTAAGTATTTAGGTAGTAATTCTGCTTTTTTTTCACTAACAACAATGTCATCTACTGTAAACCTAATATATTTTTTCATAACTCTTCCTCTTTACATAATTTGAAATCTTCTTCATGCCAAACCTCTTTGTAATATTTATCCATCGGTATTACTACTTTCCAATATCCATCTTTTAATTTCTTTACTAATACTGCAACAAACCCATCATTCTCTTCAACAAGATCATCAATTTTATATTTCATCACTTAACTCCTTTATATAGTTTTTTTAACTTCTTTAACACCTTTTCTCGCTTGATTTTATTATCAATTTCGCAGCCTAATCTCTGCTCTAGGTCTAATAATATTTCATTGGTTAACGACATTATTTACTCTCCTTTTTTTTGGTTTCAATAAACTTTTCTGCAAACTTGAAAAACTTATCTGAATCATTAACTATCTTTTTTAGTTCTGGCATTAATTTTCTCTTTTTCATTATTTACCCCACAGTTTTTTAATGGCTTCATTGTTATATCGCTCATTGTTAAGCATAATCGCCATAGAACGCCATTTATCGGTGTTAATTCGTTCTCGGTTGATCTCACTCTGCTTTGCTACTAAAACCATGAATAAGACTAAAATTAGTAATGCTATTAGGTTTATCATTTTTATTCTCCTTTACTTTCTTTTATTGTTAAACATTGTTCACACCTTATAGAATCTTCATCTAAATGATTTAATCCAAGTTCGTTTAATTGATCTCTTGAGAAACCTATAAAACCAAACAAGCCTTCTTTTTCAAAATCATTAGCTATAAATGATCCTTCTTTTTTGCATAGATCACAAGTTGACCAATGATCTTTATTTTTTTCAGGTAAACTCATTTTTTATTCTCCTTTGTTTCTTAATCTCCATTAAAGCGGGGAGGGTAGTCGGATATTCGACTCTTTTGATCCCTCCCCTTTAGGAGAAAAACTTTTATTATATTTTATTTCCAATGAATTTGAAAAGATCATCTACATCTAAAGGCTCATCTTCAAACCCTTTAATATTGTATTCTTCTAACCAAATCGTATGGTCAAATTGAATTGGGTTATTGTTTTCTAAGGCTCTATTAATTTGGTCTTTAATCCATTGATTTAAGATAGATTTAACCTTTCTTTTGCCTAATCCTTTTAATATTAATTCATACATTTTTTTATTCTCCTTTGGTTAATTGATTTTCTTTTTTCCACTTATTATTTGCTATTGTGTAAGGGTTCTTTGGATCATCTTTTATTTTTTTCTCTCGCTCACATTTAGCACAACAAGGATACTTTTTAGTTTCTATATATGCCATGTGTTCTTTTTTTTCATGGCAGTAATAACATATAAACATTTTTTTATTCTCCTTTTATTATCTAATATGGTTTCTAATAGGGTTTTTAATCTCTGAAATAGAATCTTGTAATATTTTAATCTTCTTTTCAATATCCCTAATTTTATTGTATTTGTTCTCAACTTGCTTTTCTGTAAAGGTCGGAAAATGTCTTGTATTAAATTCTAATAACTCAGATGATTTAATAGAATCACTCATTAAAGAATAATCATGTCTTATTATATATTGAGATTCGTCTACATACGAACAAGTACGTTTTTCTTCTGTATCGTAATAAGATGTTTTAAAACGCATTAAAACATTATAATTACTTTCTTCTAACCAAAATCGTTGGCTTTGGCTCGTTTGATGTTTGAGAAAGATTTCTTTTAATGCGGTAGCTTGTTTCTGAAATAATGATCCATCTTTTTTAATTTGAAATCCATCTTTTAAAAGGTCGTAAACCTCTGGTATCATTTTATTTATTACTTTCCTTAATTCGTTTACTGCTTTTGTTCTTCTTTGGTTTAGTAGTCTCATTGTTTTATTTCTCCTTTGTAGAGGGTGAAAAGCAATTCCCCACCCCTAACTTTTCCTATTAAAAAGGTTTATTTATTATTTATTGCTTTTAGTATCATATCTTTATACTTTTTAGCGTCTTTATCGTTTCCTTGAATCTTACACACTACGCCTAACTCAGTATATTTTAATTGATCTTTGTTTAACTCTTGAGTGATAGTACTGTCTTTAATAATCCATCTCGGAAGCCTATCATTATGACCATAAGTATCATCAAAAGTAGTTTTTTCAGCATACCATATCTCTTTCATTTTGTTTTCTCCATTTGTTTAATGTTACCCCTTGCGGGTTGATTGATATTACTAAGTTATATTACTGAATCCTAACACTAAGTAATAAAAGATATAACAAAGTAATAATACACACCGCACCGCACCGCCTACAATATACTTGTAAACTATTAATTATATTATACTTAGCGTTCATTAATTAATAATAAGCGGGGGAATACATTATAATAAATTGCTTTGCGTGTTAATTAATCGGAGCAAAAAACCGATCAACCCACCCCCCCCCTGCAACGCTCCGTCAGATGCATAGGGGGTGTATGTTGTCACCCCAGTAATTTTTCTTGCCAAAAAGACTTTTTTTCTTACTCTGAGTTGATTTTTATGGAACTCTAAGTGTATGTTTTCGTTATAGTTATATGGCAAAAACTAAAAAGAAGAAAGCCGAAGTAATTAAGCAAGCCACTAAAAACGCATACGACAACCCTTATCTAAAAGAGTTCCTCGTAGATTATGAAGAAGAAACTGGCTTAAAAACTCGGTTTACTCACAAAAAGAAACAGTTTTTGACCCACTTGGTAGCGAATAATGGTTTTATTACGCTTGCTGCTAAAGAAATGGGTTATTTCCCCGCTTCGGTACGATTTGCAATGAAAGGTGATCCCGCATTTAAGCAGGCAATCAGTACAATACAAGATGGATTTCTAACCGAACGCTTGGATCAACTCGAAAAGCTCAGTTTTACACAAGCAGCCAAAGCAGGTAATGTAACTGAGCGTATTTTTCAACTCAAGGCACACGCTCCTGGTAAGTATAGAGATCGAACCAATCAACAAAATACACAGGTCAATGTCATGGTATCGGGTACTTCACCAAAGGATAGAGCATCAGTTCTAAAAAAGATGAAAATAAACTAACTAAGGTGGCAGAAGAAGCATTGCGTAATAATGTATTTATGTCTCCAAGAGATATTTTTGCCATGTATTTAAAGGCACATTATCGCTTACCCGAAGATTGTGCCATAGAAGCGACTGATTTCGCCATACAATTATTTGAATTAGACACCAATGGTCGTTTACCGATTGATTGGGAGATGTGGTATAGGAATCAAGCATAATGGATGTCAACATATCCTATAGAGATGGCGAAGGTAATGTCACACAACCCTTAGATCATCAAGAAGAGTATCATTTATTTACAGGGTGGAGCAAACATCAAGTATTGGCGGGGTCTTTAGGTACAGGTAAAACAGAAGCTATGTGTATGGAAGCGATCCATCAGAGTGCAGGGTTTCAAGGCAACTTAGGATTAATGGGTAGAAAGGTACTGGATTCGTTTAAAAAATCTACTTTAATACAGTTGCTCGATCTCGGACAAGGCTTTATTCAAAAACATCGCGCCCAAGACCGAGAGATTATCTTTAAGAACAGGTCTAAAATCGTTTATATGGCGTTAGATGACTCCAGAGATTCTATTCAAAGAATAAAATCAATGAATTTAGGGTGGTTTGCGTTTGACCAGATAGAAGAAATGACCGAAGCTACCTTTATTGCAGCCGCAGGTCAGATGCGTAGAAAAAATGCAATGCGTTGTAGCTTTCATACTTGCAACCCAGCAGGACATGATTGGGTATGGAAACGCTGGAAAAAAGATAAAGAAGTACAAAATAAAAAGAAAGGTGGGTATCGCTTAATTGAAACCATGACTTGGCAACCTGGAGCTGATCCACCTAAGACAGATGATGAAGTAAAACTGTATTCAGACAATCCGCATTTACCTGCCGACTATATTAATCATCTATTATCTATGCCAGAACAATGGGTCAACAGATATGTGTATTGCAGTTGGGATGACTTTGCAGGTTTAGTGTATCCAGAGTTTAAAGAAGAAACCCACATGGTAAAACCCTTCGACATTCCTAAACACTGGAATCATTATGTGGTTTATGATTATGGGTATAGAAATCCTAGTGCAATTATGTTTGCTGCGGTAGATGAAGAAGGGTGTATCTATGTCTATGATTTAATTTATGAAGTAGAGCATACGATTGAAATGTTAGTACCAAAGGTAGAAAGACGATTAAAGCGTGATGTAAACTATACATTTTTAGCTGATCCTAGTATTGTAAGAACAGAACGCGATGGAAATAGTGTTGCAGATGAATGGTATGAATATGGAATTGAATGGGAAAAAGCGAGAAACGATAAAAGAGCAGGATTTGAGCGAGTCTCTTCGTATTTAAGATTAGATGCCAATATGAAGTCTAAGTTATTGTTTTTTAACAAATTAAATATGAAACATTTTGTAAATGAAATCGTTGACTATAAGTGGAAGGAGTTAAAGCATGGCTTTGAATCTCGCAATTTACCCGAAGAACCTGTTAAAAAGAATGACCACAGCTTGGATTGTCTCCGATATTTGGTTCATTATGTTGAGGATAGCGACCCTGCCTCAGAACCTAGTGATGATTATGGTATGTGGGGAGTTTTTGGTAAATCTAAAAAGAATACTTGGATGAGTGCATGAAAATAAATGAATTACATGAAGTTTTTGAAGCGATGATGGCAAACGACTCGGATTGGTTTAACGCTGCCGAGGAGTCAATGAGGTTTTATACAGGTGGATTTGGTACTGGTCAATGGGAAGATGAAGATTTACAAACCTTACAAAGTGAAGGTAGACCTCCTTTACAATTAAATATTATACTACCAAAGGTTAACTTAGTTACTGGAGTAGAAAGACAAGGTCGATCTTCATGGAAAGCCAGACCTGTTGAGTCTGATGATGAGAATGAAGCGATGCTTGCCACTTCTTTATTGTATCATTTAGACCGAAATCGCAAACTACAAAGTTTATTTAGTCGCGTATTTAAAGATGGAGTAATTACTGGTCGTGGTTGGGTAGATGTCTGCGTTGAGCCAGGTAAATTTTATGATGGTGAAATTGCTATTAAGCGTGAATCATGGGCAAATGTACATATAGACCCAGAAGCTAAGACACAAGACACTAAAGATTGGAATTATTTAGCGAGAACTAAGTATTTAACATTAAATCAGTTACGCTCTATGTTTCCTGATAGTGCAAAGGACATTACTTCGGTAGAGAGTTTAATTGAAATGCCTCAGTCTGTACAAAAAGAAATGGGGTCATATTATCGCAATGCAGACCCAATTAATGCTGCATATCACTTAGATGAGTTACATCAAAAAGTGAGGGTAGTAGAAATGTGGAATAGAGACTACGAAAGAGAGCATTTTATTATCAATAAGCAAACTGCTCGTATTTCTCCAACAGGATTTAAGTCTAAAAGCAAAGCAGTAGCGCAAGTTAAAGAATTGATGGCAATGGAAGAAGCCGCTAACGCCCCAATGAGAACAGAGTTTGGGGTGATTAGTCGTGTAGTACCCAAAACATACTTAACCATCACCGCAGGGATGCACATTTTACAGGAAAAACAAGCCAATCCTTATCTGCACAACCAATTTCCAATCGTACCATACTTTTATCACTTTGAAGATATGGGTGATTATGTAGAAAGTTTTGGTTTAGTAGAAAACATGAAAGACCCACAGCGTGAAAAAGACAAAAGACGCTCCCAAATGTTGGATATTATCAACCGTTCTCCTAGAGGAGGTGGTGTATTCTCAGGTAATAAAGTATCTCAAGAAGAAATGAATGAAGCCTCTACGACTGGAAGATGGATTGGAATACCTGGTTATAAAGGTAGAGTAACAGATTTTATGCAACAGTGGAGCAATTCACACTTATCTTTAATTGGTAGTATCTCTGCAATGGAACAAAAAGCAGAATACGATGCAAAAGAGATTAGCGGTGCTACTGATCCTATGATGGGAATTGCAACTTCGACTAAAGAAAGCGGAGTAGCTGCACAAACAAGGATTCGTCAGGGTATGATGACCTTACAAGAGCAAATGGAAAACTTGGACATGACTAAATCTAATGTGTTAACCCAAGCTATTCAAAATATGCAGCAATTTTATACACCCAATAAAATTAAAAGAATTATTGGTGCAGAAACCGAAAAGGCAGAGTCACCAGAAGAAGCAATGGAAATAGAAGCAGTAATTAATCGCTTTTTAACCAACTTTGAAAAATTTGAATTTGATATTGTTCTTGATAAAGGCGAAAACTCAGCAACGATGCGAGCCGCCAAAGCTCAACAGATTGGTGAGTTAGTCAGGAATGGATATGCGAGTTTGTTTCCATTATATGTTGAGTTATCCGATATGGAAGCAAGCCAAGAAATACTAGAAAAATTTGAACAGGAGCGATCCGCACAGATGCAAGCGCAGCAAAGCCAGGCGGGAAATCGAACCAACAATAAGAACCCCCAATAAAAGGACAAGGTAATGGAAGAAACAACAAGTTACATAGACGCTGAAAAGGAAATCGCAGGCACAGCCTCAGATGCCCCAGAGTCCAATGTAAGTGAGCAAGTAGCAGAGACACCCGCAGCAGAACCGCAAGCGTTTAAGGTTGGAGACCAAGAGTTTAAAACGGTTGATGATTTATTATCGTATGCGAATAATACGGACAAGTCTTATAAGAATCTTCGTGAAATGAATGGAAGGCAAACCAATGAACTTGGTGAACTAAGAAAATCATTAGACGAGATTAGGGCAAATACTACCCCACAGGTAGAAGAACCAAAACTACCCGAATATGATCCTTATGATCTGAATAGCGTTTTACCTCATATCTCTAAACAAATAGAAGAAAAGTTCGCATCAGAGCGAAAAAAACAAGACAAAGAGATCACTGAAAATAAAATGAAACAAGCTCAACAGGAAATGGTAGATAGTTTTGTAAAGAAAAACCCTACTCTTAGTACAGAAGAACTTACTGCGATTGCTAAATACGGAGATGAGCGAGGTATTAGTCTAATTCAAGATGCGTACACGCTTATGACATTAGAACAAGAAAAAACCAAAGCTAAAACGGAAGGCGTTAAACAAGTGACAGATAAACTTACCCAAGCAGATGAAGTGCCAACAACACTATCTAATGCAACAGGTGGGAATAAAACTAAAGTGGACTTTGACGCTATTTCTCAGGCAGACTGGAATAAATTACCAGAGGATGTCCGTTTACAGGCTTTGATGGAAACTACATAAACGTAATTAGGAGTTAATTATGAGTTGGGATACAGGCTTAAATGTATCGCGTTGGGCGAAGCAGCTTGCATACGAAGTTGGAAAAGAAATTTATTTCTCAAAATTTATGGGAGATACATTTGAATCAATGATTGTGTCAAAAACAATGCCAGAAGGTAAAGGTAAAGATATGACCTTTGGTATGGTTGGATACACAGGAACAGCAGTAACAGGAGATAGCGCATTAGAAAGCAATGAGCAAAATCTTACTTCTAACGAAGTGACTGTGACCACTGCACAAAGACGTTTTGGTGTGATTAACGCAGGTAATTTTGATGACAGTAAAGTGCTTTATAATTTTCGTACCGAAGCACTTGCTCAGTTAAAAAGACAATACGCAGAAGATCACGATGCACAGCTTTTTAGTGCATTAACAAAAACTTCTGGTGCTGGTGCATATCTAAGAGCAGACAATGGTGCAAACACTTCTGTGTATGCTGATTCTGATCCAAAATCAGCTTTAGCAGCAGCCGATTTAGCTATTCCAGGTGATATATCTAAGTTAAAGAAAATGGCGATGCTTGGAACATCTAAAAGTTATAAGATGAAGCCAATTAGGGTAGATGGCAAAGACTATTATGTCTTATTATTACATCCAGAAGCAGCTTATGACTTAGCACAAACCGATGCATGGAGAAATGCACAGCAATATGCCAACATTCGCGGAGAAGATAATCCAATTTTCTCTGGTGCTTTAGGTGTATATGATGGTGTAGTTGTACATGAACATGAAGGAATCACGACTGCGGCTGATGGTGGCGGAGCTTCTGTAAAGTATGCTCGTAACCTATTCTTAGGTGCAGGAGCAGCTTGCCATGCTCAAGTTGATGGAATGAGTTGGGTTGAAAAAACCTTTGACTATGGCAATAAGCTAGGTATTGCGGCTGGACAAATATACGGTGTAGGTATGAGTACCTTTGACAGTAAGGACTATGCAGTTATACAGTATATCACAACGAGAACTGATCTCTAAACATCAGTAACTAAATAGTAGGGGTGGGGAAACCCACCCTTGCTATAAAAGGGGATTATGACATTAACACAAATAAGAACTGAAATTAGAAATATTACTGGAGTGAGTAGTACCACAACAGTAGCAGACTCAGTATTAACAGACCTGATTAATAAAGGTCAAACTATTTTAGCAGATGATGCCAATTTATTTTATGGATTTGCCACTAGAAATAGTGTGTCTGGAACTGGTGAATATCAAATGCAAACAGGTAATAATGTCACCGTTAATACTTGGACTAAAACTGAAAATGCTGCTGCCGCATCATCACAAAGTCTTGCAAATATGATTCGTATTTATCGTGTTGATTTTGATGGCTCACAGACCACACGAATTGGTATAGATCAAATTATGGATATTAGTAGTGATTTATCTCAGCTTACTATGCCTACTTCTTATGGATATTATATTAACGGATTGTATTTAAACTTATTCCCAATTCCAAGTAAAGTCGCAGAGATTAAGGTCTATTATTATTTTTTACCTATTACATTATCAGGCGATTCAGATGTACCTATGTTAGACAGTCGCTATCACGAATGTTTAGTGTATTATGGAGCATGGAAGGTAGCAGAACGATTACGCGATATAAACTTAATTCCATATTTTAAAAATGAATGGAATGAGTGGAAAGAAAAAGTGGTGCTAGACCGTCAGCGCAGAGCAGGGGAATCTAAGTTTACGATTAACTATAAGGACTTTTAATGCCAAGAATTAGCATTAGGAATTTTTCTGGAGGTTTAAATACCAATCAGTCTGAATTAGATTTACAAGATAATGAGTTTACGGTTTTTACCAATATTAAAAATAAAAAACCAGGTCGCTTAGAAAAACCAAAAGGACAAACCAATGTTTCTTCTGATAGTAGTAGTGGTAATGCTTCATATCAAATGGATTTTGCTATTTATCGAACTGAAAAAAATGCCAGTGATGCGAACATATCAACTACATGGTTTATTTTTGGGAATCGTACTTTTTTAGCCATACATGATACTTCTACAGGTACAGGAGGAAGTTGGACTACATTAACCACAGGTTTTTCATCAAATCCTATTTATGATTTTTTAACTCATAATCAAGTATTAAGAATTGGAGATGGTAGCTTTACTAATAATTCTAAATGGTATGCTCATATTAAAAGAGATATTTTTGGTCAAAATTTAGGTATAGGTGATGATACAACTGTACCTAGATATGCGATTGTACATCACAACCAAACTTTAGATGATTGGTATATGCAAGATGCAGCAATTACTGCACCCACTGCTGTTAAAATGAGTATGGCGCACGATGGCGCAGTAACGGTTGCGGGGTGTTCTTATAATAATGGTAGAGCTATTACCACTTCAAACAGCACATTAGGGTTAACACTTAATATGGTAGTGGAAGGGTCAGGTATTCCTACTGATGCGTACATTACAGTGATTACTAGCGATACGGTTTTTGAAATCTCTGCCAATACAACTGGAGGTTCAAAAACAAATGAAACCTTAACCTTTACTTCACTAAAAGATAATACAGATGTTGGATTATTTGTGTATGAACCTAGACATAAATATGATGATGATGACACAGAAAATGATGAACACAATGCGTGGATCAACGCAATGGATAATGATACATTTGATCCTGCTGATAGATATGCAATTACCTACATCTACGATTATGTACAAGAATCTTCTCTGTCATTAAATAGAGATGGTGAAATTGGAGTGTCAGGTTTTGAAGTTGAAAAAGGGGCAGATGATGAAGCCGATAGCGGTACTACGCTCCTCAATGCTATGACAGAAGATAGTGGTAATGTAGATGTAGCGTCAGGCACAGGGTCTTTATTTCAATTATACACCTATATTAAAATAGACAGTGAAGTGGTATTTATTCGAGGAATTTTATCAGATCGTTTATATGTAAGAAGAGCGCAACTCGGTACAGAAGGTAAAGAGCATCCAGCAGGTGTTCCTATTTATTATCGCAGTTCTCCGCAAAAAGGTAGAGCGATTAATGTAGTATTAAATGGTTTGTCTAGTAGTGGGTATCATAATCCAAGAATTACTGGTTTAAATGTATATTGGCAACCAAAAGGTGATGTAGACTGGTATTTGGTAGAGTCATTAGATATTAATAAAGGGTATTCAGAAAGTATTTTAGCGAATACACCAAACAATTTAGTGCCAGGCTCAAGTAATTTATCTCCATTTTACGCAAGCAATAATTATAATAATTTTGCCATGAAAAACTATGGGTATTTTGTGCCTTGCCCCAATCATATTGCAGCAGATGATGTTACTAAAAATGCTGATGGTTCAAGCACTCAGTTTTCTTTTGATACCACTTCATGGACTGGATCAACTAATAATTTTCAAGATACATTCGGTGGTGGTGCTACTAACTATATTGCAATTCTATCTAGGCGAGAAGCTAATGATAGTTCTGATTTAGCTACACAGTTTAATCGTTTAGGGTCATACTACACACCGATTACTACTATTGATACTTCAAACTCAAAAATTAATTTTAAAAAATACAACAATGTGAATAGAGTTCAATCTCAACATACCACAGCATATTCAAGTGTATCCAAACCCAATAGAATATCTACACATTTTAAACATCAAGGTAAAGCAACCACTTGGTACATACCTTATGATGGATTAAAACTTGCAACCTATAGTTCATTAACAGGGAGAGCGTCAAAAACTAAATTAGCATCTATCAAATGGAACACCTCCGCAGTTTTAAATAATCGCGGATATTATGCAGATATAGACACCTTAGATGAAAATGAACAAACTGCAAGGGAAAAAAATCGTATTTATTTTACCGATCCTTTTAAACTAGATGAAATTCTACCTGGTCGTTATTTAACTGTTGGGGTTAATGATGGCGATGAGATTATAAAATTAATGTCATATAGAGATCGTTTATTTGTCTTTAAAAGTCGAAATACTTATGTCTATAATAAATCACATCAATTAGAGCGTGTCTTTGTTGGGGTAGGAGCAACACATAAACATTCCGTTTGTGAAACTCCTCTTGGTTTAGTATGCGCTAATCAAAATGCGATTTATGCGGTCAATGTTAATAATGTCAAAGAGCTTTCATTTAAAATTAAAGATTCTTGGCAAGCTCTAACATTAGCAAAGCCAAAGATTGGATACGATGGTATTGATAATGAATTGATTGTGGTGAATGATGAGACAGATGGCTCAGTTTGGGTAATGAATTTAGATAATGGCAGTTGGCATCGGTCATCTATAACCGCTACAGACCGCATCAGTAATTTTGCAGTGAGTAATGGTTTACGCGCTCAATATATAGATAACAATGATGGAGATATAACCGCTACACAATTAAATACTGGAAGTGCGGTTTCTACTACCTCTACCGTCACCAGTAAGCGTTTTGATTTTGGTTCTCCTGATACACAAAAAAGAATTAATAAGATTACCTTAATGTATAAAGCATCTTCAAATGTGACAGTTAAGATTTATGTAGATGGGTCAGGTAGCGCAGATACCACACTCACTTTTGGAACACAGTCTACCGTAAATAGTACAAGTCTTGCGTGTGCTAGTTTAGGTAAAACCATGACCATAGAAGTAGCGTGTGATGCTTCTAATTTAGAAATTGATTCTATGGATATTGATTATCAAATCTTAGGCAGCAATCCGTAATGAATATAGACCAAGACAAACTTGATATTGAGTTAGAAAAAAAGCAAAATACTATGCTTGAAACAAAACAAGGATTTTTTGCACCCACAGAAGGTGATAATGGGGATACTGGTATTTGTATTCATAATGGCACACGCTATTTTGCAGTGAAAGTAAATAATGAATGGCAATTTATTTCAATGCAAAATGCAATTAAGTTAAATCAAGAAGATTCTCCACAAAGTAAAATTGATTTTAATATTAATAATATTGTGAAAGGAAATTTTGGTTCATATTTAGCACAGTTTCGAGCAGAAATTCTTGCATTATTAAATGGAGCTACGCAAATAAGAACTTGGTGTGTTCATCATTCTTTTACTGCTGATTTTACCACAGGGGATAATCCTTTTATTAATTATCTACAATATTCTACTGGCGATGTCAATGAGCCTAACCTTACAGGAGGTAGGCAATTTATTGTTCCTTTTTCCTGTAACCTTAAAATAATTTATTTTTATATCACCACTCCTGCTAATAGTTCAGGAGGTACTATTACTTATGGGTTTAATGTTGATATAAAAAAAGCAAACCCATCTAATACAAGTTTTACAGATGTTGTTTCAACTCTAAATTTATCTGTACCAGTTGTCAACGGTGAAAGCGCAGGATTTGGGTCAATTATTCCCAATGCTCCGCTTGGAACAGATGAGTTTTATGAAGTATCAGTTAGCCAAACGAGTCCTGCTAGTACGGTTGCAACAAAAGCAAGTAAGGCAGTCTCATATTTTTCAGCAGTTTAAAAATTAAATGAAATTATAAAATATATAACAAGTAGAGGACATTATGGATAGATATGAAATATCATATAGCAAAAATAGAATGGGGCATACTATATCTGCAAAAATTATAGATCAGAATACAGGACAAGTAGTATGGACACAGAATGTTGGGAGTTATCCTAAAACACAATTATCAGGCAAAATCCGCAAGCAAAAAGTCGGTGATTTAAAAAGAGCAGCAAATGCTCAATTAACTCAATTACAAGGTCAACAAAATCAAGAACTTGCTGGAGAAGATGCTTCTTTTGACCCAGAAACAGGGTTTTATAAAAGTGCAGATGGGAAATCATACGCAACTTTAGAAGAAGCGCAAAATGCAAGCCTTGCGCTAGAGCGTAAAGGTGAGTTTGATGAGAATTTAGAAGAGTATGAAGCTCGTATCACTCAAGCGGGTAGAGAAAGAGAAGAATTAGCTTCACGAATTAGTGCTAGACAACAAGGTCAGTTAATGAATCAACTCCAACGATCTATTTTAGGATCAGGAGGAGATCAAGCTCAAATTGAAGCTCTAACGCCACAAGTCCAAGAAGGCGGACAGCGAAGCCTTCAAGATTATATTTCTCGGTCTAAGGCACAAACATCAGCAGATTTAGCGGGTGCAACGCAGTTAGGGATTAAAGGTGATTTTGATTTAGCAAGTTTAGATCAAAACCAACAATCTTTGACAGATGCAATGACACGATTTATGACAAGTGAAGAAACAGATCGCGCTCAGTTCCAGGCTACTTTAGATGCTCAACCTGAGTGGTGGGAAACAGTCTTAGGACAAGCTGCACAAGGAGCAGGTTCAGCCGCAACCTCATATTTATTAGGAGTTTAACATGGCATTTAAATTTAAAGTAAAGAAAAGACCTAATCTGGGTCAAGCAGTTGCATCTAGTTTTGCAGCAGGAGCAGTGCAAGGTGGTCAAATGGCATTACAAAAAATGCTACAAGAAAGAGAGGAAAATAAAAAGAACTCTTCTCAAAATTTAAATACTTTCAATTCTTTAATATCAGGTTTACCTCAAACTCCAGAAAATAGATCGTCAATTTTAAACGCTAGATTGTCTGTACTTCAAGGAGGTGATCCTGTGTTGGCAGTAAAAGCAATAAGTGATGGTGGTTTAGATTATGAAACTCCAGCAGAAACTAAAAAAAGAGAAGAAAATGAGTTAAAAAACCTTGAAGCAACTGAGGAAAGTTTAAGAAGAAAAATAGGAATGGTAGGTAGTCAACCAACCCCAGAAGAAGTAGCTGCAAGAAAAGTAGAGAATAAAAATTCTGATGCTGATTTATTAAAAGAAGCAGAAATTTTAGAAGAGCAAGTGAAAAGAGATATAGGAATGGTGGGAAATGTACCCACTAAAGAGGAGGTAGCTGCAAGAAAAAAGAAACCATCTACCCCTAAAAATACAATGGAGCAGAATCAAATTAAACTGCTTGAAAAGGAAATTTTAGAAGCTGCGACAGCAACTGGACTTACTTTTGATGAGTTTATAGCAGAAAACCCTAACAATCCAAACATTGTCCTTTATAGAAGAATGATGAATCAAGAGACACCAGAGGAAATCGTGACTGCTCAAGACTCATTAGGAAAAACTAGATTTGATACAAATTTAAGACTAGGAAGTCCTACT